GCTTATTGTCATCATCAAAAGAGATGATGCGGGCAGCGCCCAACTTGGTCAGCGCCCTGTTGGCAATCTCAACCTGTGATGCCATGACCTACCCTTATGCCGGAGGCCAAGCGTCTTGCAGGATGTAGTTCTTAATGTTTTCGATGCACTCGATAACCTGGTTTCGATTTGCGCCATCGGCCAGATCAATTGCAATCTCAACGGTTTTGCTTTGGCTGGACGATCCTTCGGCCACTTCGGTCATGTTGTCACCGAAATCCAATGCGTAGTAGCGTGATGCCATTTTGTTCTCCTAATAGTGACAGGGGGCTTTCGCCCCCCGTCTTTCACCGATTAAGGTGCGCTGAAATACAGATCAACAACAGCCGTACCAGATGATGGCAGGGCAGCAACAGCGATTGTGAGGATCACAGTCTCTTCTGCTGTCAATGCGTCATCGTCTGCAGCCGTTGAAACACCAAAAAGCGTGGGAGCGGCAGCCGTAAAGACTGCTGCAGCCCGGTACTTTCCGGTGCTTGCTGCTGTACCAATCGCAACAGTAGCCGATGCCCCAAGGGTAGCAGATGCATTGATGATGCCATATGCAAATGCATAACCTGCAGGGATCTTCGCCAGGGTAATCGTGTCACCGGATGCCTGAGAATTCAGGGTAAACGATGCACGGAAACGGCGAATACGGCCACCGACAACTCCACCATTGGCAAAGCCAGCGGGGGTGTCATAAAGGGTAGATACTTCGTTAGCGTAAGTGTTAGCCATGATTTATCCCCTTTACTCTTGGCAAAGAATCTCAACAACTTTTTTCTCTTCGGTGCGAGTAGCGCCAAAAGTACCCTTACAGTAAACCTGTGTCGAGTAACCCTTGTCTGCACGCTCAGAGATCTGAGTGTTGATGTCGTTCCACATACCAAGATGTACGCCGCTCTTCGCATACACCGGAACACGGCGATACGATGAAGCGTCTACACCAAGGCGCTCACAATGCACAAAGTTAAAGCCCATAAACGCTGTGATGCGTCCATCTACAAGCACCGGACGGGTGTTGTAATCGAGCGAAATAGCCTGTGCTTCGTTTAATAGATCGTCATGCTGTTCGGCGGTAATGACGCAAAACAACTGCTCATTGTCAATATCCACTTCGTTTTCCATGAGGATCTTTTTGGCTTCACGCAACTTGGCAATGTTCAGACCAGTAGCGCCGGTAGAACCAGTAGACACGGTAATTTGCTGAGTAGCAGTAGCAAATGATGTGTTGGTAGAACCGTTTTCGCCGGTCTTGGCTGTGCCAAAGAATGCTGCAATGATCTCGTCATCCATTGCACGGCCAAGCGCATAAGCGCCGTTCTGAGCATAGGACGATTGGGGATCAATCAGCATACGCAGTTTATCCTGGTCATCGATCAGGTCTGCCCACTCATAGTCCACGGGATAAATCCAGCGGGCATCCGAGGGAGTAGAAATCAGCGGCGTATCGCCGTGACGCTGCGTGCGCTTTTGCGCGTTAACTGCACCAACCTGCTCGACAGCCTTGGCAGCCTTACCAGAATAAGATCCGGTGCTTACCGTGCCGCGCAACTTGGAACCCTTTTGCTGCAACAACAATTGCACATTTGTCGTATATTGTTGGACAAAGTGCGTAGTGACATTGAATGACATGATTCAAGTCCTCCACAAAAAGTTAAAAGAAAAAACAACCATTTGCAAAAGGCTTGTCCAAAATTCTGGGGCCGTTCTAACCATTAAAGCCGGTTTAACGCTCGGCGGTCTTTCCCGCCTGCCCACCAGGCCGCTTGGGAGTGCGGTTCTCTGGTATTACTTGCTCCCGCTGCACGACATACTGTTCGTACAGTACCGCCCGACCTACCACCTCATTGGGTGGCAGATCAGACCGATGCGCTAATTTTAAACACTCTAGCCTAATTTGTGCAATATCCATCATCCTGGATACCCAGCACGCATTAAACGCTCCATTTCCGCCCTGGCATCAGCATCGCCACCCAGGTACTTGGCTGTCCAGCCCGGATCTTGTTTTAACTGACCAATGCGTACACGGGCAGCCTCTGGTGACATGCCAAACCGGCCAGCCCCAGCGCCATCCACAAACGAATCCTCGCCCATGCCACGGCCAATCTTGGCAAAAAACTGCAGCATCTGCTTAGTTCCTAGTGCGCCTTCCATCTTTTCCAGCATGTCCTGCTCTACGCCAAACTGCCGGGCAGCGCGGCGGCCAGCCTCAATGTTCAGGTCATAATCCTTGCCCCATTCCTGGCGCAATGTCATCAACTCAGCCTCTGCGTTGACAGCGCTTTCCTCTTGCTGGCTGCTCATCATCATCTGCTGCTGGGAATTCCACCACTCAGCCAGACCTTGGGCCTGCTTTGCGTTGAGACCCAACTTGTGAAATTCGCCTGCGGCCATCTTGGCAAACTCCCCGGTGTCACCTTCCGGCACGGGCAACTTGTATTCATCCGGGCTTTTTGGCCTGCCTAGCCGGTCATAAACCTGGCCCCACTCATCGGCTGCCGCATCATCCTTTGGCAGCACCAGGCCGCGCCCAGCCTTGTCAGCGCCCAGAAATTTCTCCAGGTTAATGTACCCGGTGATTGCGTCTGACGGATCTTTCCAGCCCTTGTTTTCTACAAATCCTCTAATGTCCTCTGCGTAGCCCCCATACCATGCCTGCTGTTGACCATTGGCTTGAGCGCCTTCGCCTGCGGGCGCTGTGCCTGCAGGGTTGCCAGCGGGTGCTGACCCTGTACCTTGATCCATGTTATTCCTCGTTTTCCTCTAGGTTGATGACTGCCCGATCCTCCAGGTGGAGATGGGCCATTATTCGCAGCCAGACTTCCCGCCTGCCTTCGGCCATAGCCGTAGCAATTGGATCAACTGAACGCGAAACGGGTGACACGACCACCGTGGATGCGGTGGCCCTGCAGAATTTCTTGAGATCAGCCAGGACAATCTCACCGTCTGGGCTTAATTCGCCACTCTCAGCCAGAAACATCCGGCGGTAGGCGTACTTTCTTTTCCTTATCCGTGCCAGTAACTTTTCGATCATATGGGCAGCGGCGCAGGTACTTGACCAGACATTGCCTGGGTTTCAGCCAAGGTCTTAGCCGATTGCGACAGCACCGGCGCTGCGGCCAATAACTGCTGCGCCTGGGATTCTTCGGCCTGGGCTTCTTTCATAGCATCAATCTCTTCCTTCGTCCGCAGGATCTTGGCCGGTACGCCATTGATTTCGCTCAACTCACGGGCAATCTCTTCTGGCTTAAAGATCATCATCACAGACGGATCAATCTGGGCCAATGGTGCAACGGCCTCCAGAGTACGCAGAATCGCCACGCCCTCTTCGGCCCGCTGCGCCCGGTTTAATGGTGACACATATTCAATTTCAATCTCGCCACCCATTTCAGCCAGCGCTTCCGGCATAGCAGGCAAAATGCCAGCCCGTGCCAGAATGTCCAGTTCCCGCTCAATCATTGGGCCAAGCATCTCAGACTGCTGGCGGCCCATCGTAGGCGCAAGCAGCGCACCCTTTTCTTGGGCGCGGAGCATAGCCTCTGTTGCTGTCATGTTGGGCGCTTCTACCAGGATCTGGAACAGGGTAATCAGGAATGCGTCATTGATAACCTTGCGGCGCTGATCCATCATGTCCATGCCAATGTCAACACGCGCTCCGGTCTCAAGCGGACGCACCATCTGCTCACCGCGCTCGTTTACGCCACCATTGTTCAATGCGCCTGGCCGAGTGTTAAACGCCTGCAGCACGCCATCTTCCTGCAGCAGCAGGGGTGGATCGACAATCTTATGGGCAGCCCGCATCACGGTCTTGCTCATCTCATTGATCATCTTGATGTCCGGCAGCACGGTCATGGCTGGGCTGCGGCCATAAACCTCTTTGGGTGCTGTCACATACCGGCTCACGGCATATGGAAACGACTGATACCCACCGGCAGACAGAATCTCGCGGGTGTCGGTGCTGACATAGTAGGACGAAAACGGCATGCCCATATAGTCTTTGCGGCCAGCCATGCGATCCATGTTGGGCTTGACGCAATGGATAAACTCAAACTTCTGCTCTGGATTCTTTTCCAGGGCTGTCCGTACCTTCTCAGGCACTTTGTCATAGCCCCAGCGCTGCGCTGCTTGGCGGGCCGTAAACTCAAACTTGCGATTGACCTTATCAATCACCCCAGCATGGTTTTCTGCAAAGTAAATCTCAGACAAATGGATTGATTTGTACCGGATGCCAACGCCAACAATGTCATCGATCAGCAGCGCTCCGCTGCCAAACGCGCCCAGCGACATGTAATTCTCATGGGCCTGGCTGGCAAAGTTAGACTTTGGGCTGTACCTCACCTGAAACAATATTTCTGTCACCTCGTCCAGATATGCCTGGATCTCAGGATCATCAGACAACCCCGGCGTGGTGACTTTCAACTTATGCCAGCGCTGCGTCCTGGGTGTCAGCATGGATTCCATTGCGGCAGCAAAACGCTCCAGCGCCAGGCCAGCCGTGGCATCAAATACCTTTTCGGTGCGCTTCTCGCCTTCGGTCTTATCTGTTGCGGCAAAGTAATTCTGCCTGGGCAGCACGCGCTCCGCTATCTCGCGCCAATGCTCTTCCCATACTCCACGGGCAGACACCATCTGCTCATGTTCACGGATTATCTCGTCAGCGCGTGAATCGGCCATGATTTATCGTCCTAGTAACTGTCTTACACCAACATCCGCATTATTAGCCAACTCACCAGCCAAAATGTTAGATGCCTTTGCCCGGCGGCGGCGCACCATATCCAGGGATTCTGCAGCAGCACGGGCTGTGTCTACTTGCGGCCCTTTGGCAATGTCGGCTTCTTTTTTAAGTTCTGCGGCGGATTTCTGTGGTGCTGCTGGCGGTTCTGGAATTTTAGGAATAATACCCAAAGCGCTTCCCACCGTTGAGACAACGCTTTTAACAGCCCCGGTGACTGCTTGAAAGGCTTTTTTAAGGAAGAATTCTGGGTAGCCGGTTTCTGGATTGATTTTGTTCTTTTCGTGACCAACGGTGAATTCCTCCATGTCGATGTCATACGATTCAAACAAGGCAGCCAATACTTTCTGTGCGTCCTTGTCATCGGCAATGTTGCGTGGAATCACAATCTCGCCAACGGTTAGATGGCCCACCATGTTATCGGTGTCGCGGCCAGCCTCTTCAATTTCTTCAAGCATTTCTTCATCAGGCATCTTATTCTCCTAGTAAACGCTTTTGGCCTACATTGGTATTACCGGCTGCCTCACCCATTAAAATGTTGGCTGCGCGGCCACGGCGGCGTGTGCCTGCCATTGCGCCAGTAGCGCCAAGACCTGCAGCCTGGGCTGCTGTGGCTGCTGCTGCTTGTGCTGCCGGTGCTGTTGGTGCTGATGGCTTTGCTGGTTCTGCAGCGGCGCTGCCGCTTGCAGATGATTTGCCGGTGATTACATTGGCAACGGTTTTAGGAATTTGTGCAACTACTTTTGGTATTCCGCCCATATCAACCTCCCATCAATTTGTTATTGTCACCACGCTCGACTAATTCGCCGGTAGGTTCCTCAGAAAGTATTGTCGCTGCGCGACCTTTACGCCTTCTCAGCATTTTGTCACGCTCTTGCTGCGCCTGGCGTGCAGTATCAACTGTAGGTGGCGGTGGCGGCGGCTCTGGTGGCGGCGGCGGTGCTGGCATCTTGGGCTTTAGAAATCCCATGTTTTGCTCCTAAGAAAAAATCTCATACTCACTAACAGCCTGGCGTGGCCGAGCCTCAACCCGTCTGTTCGCCCTGCGTGCGTTCTCTAATGCATAGCGCAGCGCATCGATGACATGATTTTCTTTGTCCTCTAATTGCGGCAGCACTTCCCCTGTCATTTTATCCACCTTATAGGAATAAAGCGATAGTTCGTCAATTGTATGCTTACAGCGCGGATGCACAACTATTTCAAAAGATTTTAGCCATTCGATACCATCTTCGACTGACTTTGGCCCTTTGATGGCTGCATTGATCCTGGGAAACCCGTTCTTACGCATGTGGCTGATGGTCTCCGGCCTGGCTGAATCCGCCGTGATCGGCCACTTCTCAGCCTCCGGCACGGTCATAAATAGGTCTGGCGTGTTGACAATTTCGCAGCCAACCATGTACGCCTCATAGTCCACAAACAACTTGCGGCCCGTAATGTAACAGCGCACCAAAACTGTCGGATCGGTGGCAAACCCCCAATCAGCGCCAAAGCGCAGCACGGCATTGACATCGGTTTCAAACTCTTCAATGCGCCAATTGTGGAAAACCTTGGCCTCGCTGTTGGTCAGGTAGCCGCCCATCCAGACATGGTTAAACTTATCTGGATCGC